GTGGTGACATCTAACTTGTTACTGGTGGAAAACGGCCCTGTGATTTTGGCAAACAGTGGATACCCAGCCGCACTGCCCACAGGCCTGACCGCAGGTACCACGTACTACGTCAAGAACGTATCCGGCACGTCGTTTAATCTGTCTGCCACGCCTGGCGGAGCTGAAATTAACACATCCGGCACACAGTCCGGCACGCACTACATCTTGCCCAATGCGGTACCAGTGACGTCATTGGATGGCGCTTCCAATGTGCCAATTATTCAAAACTTTGTATATGTGTCTGACATCAGCCGCTTTACATTTGCGTTTGGATGTAACGAACTTGGCAGCACAACACAAGATCCAATGTTGATTCGCTGGTCTGATCAGGAATCTGTCACGCAGTGGACACCTTCTGCAACCAACCAGGCCGGCAGCATCCGCCTGTCTCATGGCTCAGAGCTCATCACATCGATCCAGACTCGTCAGGAAATTGTTGTGTGGTCTGACTCTGCCGTGTATTCCTTGCAATACCTTGGACCTCCCACGGTTTGGGGCACGCAACTCTTGGGCGATAACATTTCCATCATTGGACCAAACTCGGTGTCTCAGGCGTCGGGCGTGGTGTACTGGATGGGCGTGGACAAGTTCTATGCTTACGACGGCCGCGTGCAAACGCTCAACTGCGACTTGCGCAAGTTTATTTACCAAGATATCAACTTGGGCCAATCAAACCAAGTGTTCTCCAGCACCAACGAAGGCTTTAACGAAGTCTGGTGGTTCTACTGCTCCGCCAACAGCGTCACGATTGACCGCTACGTGGTGTACAACTACCAAGAAAAATGCTGGTACTACGGCACGATGGCTCGCACGGCATGGTTGGATTCCGGATTGCGCGATTACCCATTGGCTGCTGGCTACGAGTACAACTTGATGGACCACGAGTACGGCGTTGACGACAACGAGACTGGCACAACATTGCCAATCAACGCATATATCTCATCCGCTGAATTTGACATCGATGATGGCGACAAGTTTGGCTTCATCTGGCGCATGTTGCCTGACTTGACCTTCTCTGGTTCAACGTCTGGCACCAACCCGCAGATAACCATGACCATTTACCCAATGCAAACCTCCGGTTCCGGAACGGGTACGGCTGTGTCTGCTGGTGTGTATGAGCTCACTGGCGCGCAGTACACCATTACCGAAGGGTTTACAGGTCAGGTAAACACACGCGTGCGTGGTCGTCAGTTGATCTTGAAGGTCGCTTCTAACCGCGTTGGAACGACGTGGCAGCTGGGCGCAACACGTATGGACATTAAACCGGACGGACGCCGATGACATACGTTGTTACCACCGATTACGAGCTAAACAAAATTGCTGCGCCGAGCTTGCCGTTGGCAACGACCGAGTACAGCCCGCAATACCAAGATCAGTTAAACAACGTCTTGCGTTTGTATTTCAATCGTTTGGACAATTTGATTGGTCAATTAACTGCGTCTGGTTATTTGCCACCAATGACAAATTACACCGTGGCAACATTGCCAAGCGCCGCGACTGCTGGTGCTGGCGCTCGATCATTTGTAACAGATGCAAGTGGGCCTACGTTTGGTTCAACCGTTGCGGGCGGTGGAACGGTTAAGGTTCCAGTGTACTCAGACGGCACGAATTGGAAGGTTGGTTAATCATGGCATTTACTCAAGAAGATGTAAACAACTGGTTTACAGCCAATCCAAACGCCACGCAAGCGCAGGTTGCACAAACGGTGCAAGGCTTGGGTGGATTGACCGCTAATCCAGAATTGGCCGGCATGATTGGCCAGCACTATGGAGCCGATGCAAACACGGTAACAAATGCGTACAACCAGTTAACTACGCCGGCTGCACCCGTGGCTACCACACCCGTTGCAACAACTCCTGTGCCAGTAACTCCACCGCCGAGCCCATTTGATCAAATGGCCAACGCGTATCAGGCTGGAGACTACACAGGCGTTAACTCCTTGCTTTCACAAAACAAATACACGCCTGCACAAATTCAGCAGCAGTATGGCTTGAGTGACGCGCAAATGGACGATATTCGCACTCATGGCGTCAACTTGGGATACACAAACCCACAAGTTCAAAGCTACGTTTCAGGCGTGCTTGGCGACACAACGCTTGCACCTTGGGAGCAAACCAATAAGATTTTGGAAACCGCGCAACGTGCCGGCGTGGGGATGGACCAACTGCAAAACATTTACGGCGCCAATACCGTAAACAAGGCACTTGGTGATTACAAGACCGGCATTCAAAATTACCTAACGAACACGCTCGCTACAGAACCTGGCACCACGATGAACGAGGTTGGCGCCATTCACCAAGCGGCGCAAAAGTACGGCCTGACTCCAGATGAGATTGCCAAGTATGGCGGCCTTGACCCCAAAGTAGCGCAGTCGTACTTTGACATGTACGACAAAGGCTTGGGAACCATTGTTGCCAACCTGGCCGACCACAAGACTGATGACCTTACCAAGACGCAAACTGCGTTGGCGTTGCAACAGAAATTTGGCACGACCGATGCAGAGTTGGCCAAGGCTTCTAACGGCAAGTACACCGAGAAAGACATCAAGTCTTACTTGGATCCTGTGCGCAACGTGCCTGGCAATTTGCAAAAGTTGTTTGATGATCCCAACGCCACGGCTGCTGACATTACCAAGTTCGTCAACGACGCCAAGAAGGATCCGCGCGCTGCCGGTATTTATGGTGCCGCCTTGGATAAGGTGTTAACCAGCACGCCCGAGTTGTACTTACGCGACGCCAGTATGGGCAAGGCGGATACATCGGATAGCTACGAAAAGTTCCTATCGATTGCCAAGGCCACGCCAGAGTCTGCAGCCAAGTACGCTCCGCAAATTAAGGCGATTGAACAAGCCAAAAATATCATTGGCATGCACGCGCTAAACAAGGACTTTGGCGGCGAGTACAAAGACTACGCCATGCAAATGTTCTTGGGGCTGGACCAAAAGACTGCCCAGCAAGCGCCCAAGCAATTGGAATTGACGCCTGCAAAAAAAGAAACCGTTACGGCACTGGACGACAACAACATGCCGTTTACGTACACCCGTGTGGTGGCTGAACCAGCGCCCAAAGAGAAGGGTATTGAGCCAATTTACGGCAACCCCACCGAAGACAACTACGGCGGCGAAGTTGTTGGCTATCGCAAAAAAGTAGATTCGGCAGCGTTTGATGCCACTGGTAAACCGGTGTATGCCACCTACGATGCAAACGGCAAGCTGACCGGATATGAATCCAATGCCCACGTGCACATCAATGATCCTCAGTGGTACGGTGGCAAGTGGGATGCAAACGGCAATGCAAAGCCAATCACTGGAGCCAACCGCAGCGGCGGCTTCTTCAAGAATACCTTGCAAGATATTGCCAGCCTTGGCCCCGCAGGACAGATTGCATTGATGGCCATGACGGGCGGCGCCGGTAGTGCTCTTGCTGCCAGCCTGGGCGGAGGAGCTTTGGCTAATGCGGCCGCGTCCGGTTTAATCTCTGGCGCCTTGAGCGAGGTGGGCGGTGGTGATTTTGGCAAGGGCTTTTTGGGCGGTGCTGCCGGTAGCGGGATTGGATCTTTGGTTCAAGGAGCCATGCCAACTGGCGGACTCCAAACTACTGGCGTTCCAATGATTGATTCCTACCTGACCCAGGCGTTGCCAAAAGCAGCAGGATCCATGGCAAGTGCGGGAGTCATGGGCAATAACGTGGCAGATGCTGGCCTGTATTCGCTCATCAATACTGGCGTCAACAAAGGCACGACTTCGTTGCTTAATAACGTCGGTCTGGATACACTCCCCACAAGCGTACAGCCGTATGCAAGTGGTGTGGCGTCCAACTTGGTGTCAAGCCTGTTAACTGGCAAGGATCCAAACTTGACCAATGCTTTGACAAACACCGCGCTGCAACAAGCACGCAGCGGACTTACAACGGCTGCAAAGTCATAAGGGGTAACACATGGCAGATGAATACAATTGGTATGACGCAGGCAGTGATTTTGGCAATATTGGTGCCGATTTCGAGCAGATGCCCAGTCTAGACGCATCCAATTTAGCAAATTTATTGTCTCCAGATGCAAACAATTTCTTGGCTGATTTAGGCAATATTGGTACCGATTTGGGACCCATGACCGATTTTGGTATGGACCCAGCGCTACTTGAGTCAATTGGTTTGCCAAACTTGGATTGGGAAAACTACGCGTTTTATGAAGGCGGAGATCAAAACACCAAGGATGCATATGATCGTGCTGAGGCTCTGAAAGGCGACAACATTGACGTTGGCGGCGGCTACAACCCAGCTACAGGGCGCGGTGACGCTGCCACAGCGGAGGCGGTTCGCCAAACAGGTGTTACTGGCAGTGCAAGCACGCCGCATCTGACTACCCCCTCTGGCGTAACGCCTGGCCCAACAACGATCACCCCCGGTGGAGGGACGCCCGGCGGTAGCATTCTTGATAAGGTTAAAACCGCATTGACTGGCGGAACCAAAGCAGACGGCAGTAAGTCTGGCATGAACCCCATGACCATGATGATGATGATGTATCTCTTGTCTCAGATGGGCAAAGGCGGAAGCAGCGGGTCTTCTCAAGCGGTTATTCCCAAGTTGCAAGCCAACCGTTCGCAGTTGCCATACTCACCACAAACACGCCCTGGCGCTGGAGGCCGCACGTATTTCAACCCAACCACATACACCCCTGCAATGGCTGGCGGTGGTGCTGTGCCCATGGGGGGCGGCGGCATATCTTCGTTGGGCAGCTACTCCGATGGCGGCCGTTTGCTCAAAGGCCCAGGCGATGGCGTAAGCGATCAAATTCCTGCGACAATTGCAGGAAAACAGCCAGCCCGCCTTGCTAATGGTGAGTTCGTTGTACCGGCGCGCATCGTCTCTGAGTTAGGTAATGGCTCAACAGACGCAGGCGCAAAACGTCTATACGAAATGATGGACCGTGTGCAAAAACTGCGCCGCAAAACAAAGAACGTAGCTGCCAATACCAAGGCGCACAAATATCTTCCAGCATAAGGAAATACCATGGCTGATACCGTACCAGGAAGCACATTAGGCACACCCTCAACAGGTGGCACAAACACACAGGGCTTGGCTGATTGGGCCTCCCCATACATCACCGGTTATTTGGGTCAAGCTCAAGCTCTGGGGCAGACGCCTTACCAGACTTATCAAGGTCCTTTGACAGCAGGGCCATCGGCGCTGCAGCAGAACGTGTTCCAAGGCTTGGCTGGTTTGTCTGTGCCATCCAACCTTGGCCAGAGTTTTAGTTCATCCGGCGCGTATGCACCGCCCACTATGAACACCTCTGCCAATATGCAGCCATTCGGCACGGGTCAAACTCCTTCGGCTCCAATGACAAGCACGCCATCTGCGTCAGCATCGCCAACCGGTGTGGCCGCCAACTACATGAACCCATACCTCCAGGCTGTGCTTGATCCACAGCTGGCTGAGTTGCGTCGCCAAAACGACATCACCAACATGCAAGCCAACGCCAAACTTACTGGCGCCGGCGCTTTTGGTGGTAGCCGTCAAGCCATCATGAATGCGGAAAACAACCGCAACCTGATGCAAGAAATGAACAAAACCGTGGGTCAAGGCTATGCCAACGCCTACGACAAAGCCATGCAACAGTTCAACACTGAGCAAGGTCAGTCGCGTGATTTGGTCAACATGTTGGCACAGCAAGGCGCAACCCAGCAAGGCCTCGAGCAACAAGGTGTGGCCGCAGACTTGGCTGAGTTTGAAAAGCAACGTCAGTATCCATATCAGCAAATCCAGTTCCAGCGTGACATGATCTCTGGCTTGCCTGTGTCATCGGTGTCCAACACGCCCGGCGCTTTGAGTGGCATCGGCACGTTGTTGGCTGCGTTGGGTACCGGTACTTCGGTTGCCAAAGACTTGGGCTACAAGAATGCTGGCGAGTTGCTTACCGCACTTGGCTTAAACCTGGGCCCATCGACATCTACCACTACCACACCCAGCACTTAAGGAACGGCCGTGAACTTAGTACAAGTCCAAGAACACCTCAAGGGCATGCCTACTCAGGCCGTCATGGCCTATGCAAACGGGCAAAACCCACAAGTTCCTCCCTACATTGCGCTTGGCGAATTGAACCGCCGCAAGCAAATGGAGCAGCAACCCGCTCAGCCTGCACAAGGTTCGGTGAAGGACCAGATCGAGCAGTCGCTAATGCAGCCACAGAACCTTCCAGGCTTGGCCGCTCAAGGTGTTCCTGTTCCACAAGCGCCACAACCTCAAGGCATCCCTGCACAAATGCCAAAGCAGCTGGCTCAAAGTCCAGCTCCTGTGCAAATGGCCGCAGGTGGCTTGGCTTCGGTTCCTGTGCGCAAGGACATGTTTAACTATGCGCCCGGCGGCATCGTAGCTTTTGCCAACGAAGAGAATGATCAGGTGGTTCAAGAGCCAAAGTACGATGAAGATACGCAATCTCGCGGCCAAGCTCTGTTAGAAAGCCTGCGCGATGCTGGCGCTGAACCGGCTGCGACAGAGACCAAGAAGCCAACCAGCATGTCAGCCATGGCCAATCAGATCTTGATGGATCAGATGCAAGGTAAGACTAAGGTGGAGCAGCCCGAGGACCCAGAGATGACTCGCGCTCGCATGGCGCAGAAGTATCCAATCTTGAACACACTGCCCGGAGCACAGGCTGAGAAGCTGGCCCTTGCATTGGAAGAGAAAGACAAAGCACAAGCTGCACGATTCAAAGAAGCTGAAGGCGCTCGCGGGTTGGCCTCGTTGTCAAATGCTTTGCTGAATGCTGCCGAAGCTACTCGTGGCCAACGCGGTATGGGCAACCAAATTGGATCAGCGCTGACAGGTTTTGGTAAAACGTACAACGCAGAGCAGGCTGCCGCAGAAGAACGCGCATCCAAGCAAGAGGCGTTGGAGCGTGGCCGCATGGTTGACGTGTCGAAGATTCGTTCGGACGTGGAAGCGTTGCAACGTGCGCAGGCTGAAGGTCGCGTCAGCGATGCGATGAAGTACAAAGAAGCCATCAACAAACAGATTGCCGAAGTTGAGAAGACCCAAGGCGCTGCTGCTGCTGCGGCTCTTAAGAACCAAATTGACATGGCAACCTTGGCAGAAACCAAGCGTCATCACACCTCAATGGAAGATGCCAAGCCTTCAGCAGACGACAAGAAACTGCTGGGTGTATGGGCCCGCATCAACAACGATGACGTGATTGGCACGCTGTCCAAGAAGCTGGCTACCATAGACCACGATTCGCCAGAAGGTCGTGCTTTGATCGATCGCATTTACGAATTGAAGCGCCCATACTACGAGCAGGCTGGTTTAAAAATGCAACCCAAAGCCGAATTTCCAGCGCTGGAGCAAAAAGTGGAAGAGCCAAATGCAGGTTTGGAGTTTTTAAAAGCCACCGGCAAAGACATCATGGACCTGTTCAAAGGCTCCCCAAAAGAGGTAACATCACGACCACCTGAAGTGCAAAAAGCATTGGACAAATACAAATAAGGAATTCTCATGGCGGATATGAATGAGCTGTATAGTGCCCTGTTAAAAGCGGATGCAGCTGGAGATACAGAATCCGCCAAGGTGCTGGCGGACTACATTCGCAGTCAACCCGCCACTCCGGCACCGTCAGCTTTAGCGTCTGCTGGAGCTATGGGTGAGTCAATTCGTAATGCCATCTTTGGCAAGCCAGCAGAGCCAGGTCTGCCATCTTTGGCCGGCCCACGCGAAGCTGAAATGAAGCCATACGAGCCTTCCATGATGGAAGAGCTCAAGAACATTGGACGTCGCGGCCTGTTGCAAGACAAGCAAACACAAGCCACGCTCGCCTTCCAAGCAGGCTTAACCGACGAAGCCACATACGCTGAGCAGATGCGTGAGCTCGCGCGCAAACAAGGCGCTGCCGCCCCGTCTGGCCGTGTTGCTGCTGGCATGGAGCGCTTGCAAGCTGCGAACGAAACAGGTAGCTATTCAGACGTCGCCAGCGAAATGCTGAAGGCAAAGAACCTGCCCGCACTGGCATCGATGGTGGCTGAGTCTGGCATTGCCACGGCAGAAGCAATCCCATTCGCTATTGCTGGCGGCTTGGCGGGTGGCCCCGGTGGCGCTGCGGCTGCTACAGGTGCTACATCGTTTGCCATGGAGTACGGCAACGCCATTGGCGAAATGCTGCAAAAGCGTGGCGTCAGTCCAAGCGACCCAGTGGCCGTGCGCGGTTTGCTGGAAGATCCCAAGTTCATGGCCGAGGCCAAAGAGTACGGCATTAAGCGTGGCATTCCCGTGGCAGCGTTTGACGCACTGTCGGCGGGTTTTGCTGGCCGCTTCATCCGCACTTTGGAGCGCGGCGTTGCCAACAAGACAATTGCCAAAGAAGCCTTGGGCAAAGAGTTTGGCAAAGCTGCAGCCAAGGAGGCCGGCATTCAGGTTGGCGCAGGCATGGCCGGTGAAAAGGCTGGCCAAGTCCTGACCGGTGAAAACAAGCCGTTGGATGTGTTCCTCGAAGGCTTGGCAGAAATCCCAGGTGGTATTTCCGAAGTTGCCACCAACGTAGCGCGCGGCCGCCAACAAGATCAAGCAGGCATTTTGCAGTTGTTGCAACAAGCCGAACAAGAAAAGCTCCAGAAAGCACAAGCCGAGGCGGATGCCAAGCTGGCCGCTGCTCAAGCCCAAGCTGCCGCGCCACAACCAGTGGTGCAGCCACCCGTTGCCGTACAACCAGAAGCACCAACACGTCCAGAAGACGACCTCGCAACATTAACAAAGTTAATGATTGAGCAGAAAGCGGCAGAGCAACAGCCCGTGGTTGAGCCTGCAGCAGCTGAAGAAGGTCCATCACAGGACTTGGAAGCCATGTTGCGCGAGCTCTCCGGCCAGACAGAGGCGGTTGAAGGCCAGCGTGCGCCTGTGACCACAGATGAGTTGGCCAAGATGATTGCGCCACAAGAGGCAGAGACGCCCGTGGAAGCGCCAAAGCCTGCGCCCGTGGCCGCCGCTCCCAAGGTTGCCGCACCCGTGGTTGAAGCCAAGGGGCCAGCAAGCCGTGCACCTGCTGTCACTGACCTCAAGACATACACGCCGACCGAAGTGCAAGCAGAGTGGGAACGCTCCAGCCCAGGACGTCGTGGCGCCAACCTGTCTCGCTTGGAAGATGAGCCGCTCACAGAATCGTTGAAAAACAAGAGCTGGGAAGAGCTGTCGAAAGAAGAGCGCAAGCTGGTCAAGTCCGCGTACGACGAAGACTTCTTTACGCCCGCTTGGTACATCAACAAAGAAGGTCGCAAGATCAATCGTTTGGCTCAGCAAGAGCTGAAGAAATCACAAGAGCAAGAAGACTTTGAGCGCGGCCAAGAGCTGTGGGATGGTCTTGGCCAAAAGCAAAAGTTCGAGGCATTGTTAGAAGCTGGCATTGGTGCCGATGCCCAACAAGGTCAATACTCCAAATGGTCTGATCTGGCTCCAGCTGTGCGCGCACGTGTTCTGGCTGCCCCTCCCAAGGCGGAGTTAACCAACGCTGAGTTGCTGAAGCAAGCCGATGAAATTCAACGTAAGAATCAAATTGGCAAGTACGCCCCGCAGCCAACAGCCGAGAAGACGTTGACGGCCATTGACAAAATGCAGTCGCAAAAGGTTGCAGATGCGCAGTCAGTTGGCTGGATGATTGGTCAAGGTATTGCCACGCAAGAGCCTGGCAAAAAGCCGCAGTTCACACGCATGGGCAAACGTTTTGCCAGCGAGTTGCAAAAGCGCTTTGAAGGTCTCACGGAAGAGCAGATTGTGAATCGCTCGGATGATGACCGCATCATTCGTGAATCGTTGGAGAAGGCCAAGGCCACCACCGAAAAAGAAAAGACCAAAGCAGTTGCTGAGCGCGAAACCAAAGAAGCCACAGTAGCCAAAGAAAAAGAAGCCAAGGCACAAGCCAAGCAGGACTTGGAAGATGCGTTGGGTGATCTGTCCATGTTGCTGACTAAGTCAGGCCGCATGAACATTGTGCCCGAGCAAGAGCAACAGCTGCTGCCCATCCTAACCAAGATCATGGATGCCGCTTTCCGCTTGGGTCACATCAAGTTCAAGGAAGCTGCACGCTTTGTAATCGACACCATCCGTGCACGTCTGGGTGATGAGGTTGCCGATCAGATTTCTATTGACCACTTGCAGGGCGCCTACATTGGCATGGCCGGCAAGTATCAAGAGCAAGGCGCCAGCCCCAAGAAAGAAGTGGTTGAAGTCGAGTCATTGGATGACTTGGGCGCACCCGTCGCCGTGGAGGCTGCGCCTGCCGTTGAAGGCAAGCTCGACATTAACAAGCCTGAACAGAAGTTTGAGATTGCACAAAAGATCTCCCAGCACTTCATGGACGGCGGCAAGTTTGCCACGATCAATGAAGCTCGCGCCATGATCTCGGACCTTACCGGTCAAGACGTGAAGCCTGGCACCCAGCTGGCCAAGCAGGCGGACGAAGCCGTCGAGGTGGGTGTGGTGTTGGCCGCGCAAGAAATCATCCAGGATGGCCGTCGTGAAGATTTGAGCAGCGCCGAGATTTACGACCAGCTTGTGAACCTGTATGAGCGCCAGCCAAACTTGGCCGTTCGCAGCTCCACTAGCGTGGAAGAGCAAGCCTATTCGACGCCTGCGCCTTTGGCGTTTATTGCGTCAGAGCTTGCCGGCATCAGCAAAAACACTCGCGTGTACGAGCCAACCGCTGGCAACGGCATGTTGACCATTGGCGCTACGCCAGCACGCGTTATTGCCAACGAACTTAACCCAGACCGCCGCGCTATGCTTGAGCGAGTTTTGGATAACAGTGAAGAGGTGTACGGCGCTGATGCCGCTATTGAGTACCCTTCCGCATTTGGAATCGATGCGCGATCGATTGGGGTTGTCATTGCAAATCCGCCATTTGGCATTACAAAGTACAGCGACGGCACGACCAAGTCTTTTGAAATCGATGGATTCTCAACCAAAGAAATTGACCAAGCGATTGCTTTGCGTGCACTGACTGGCATGGAAGAGGATGGCAAGGCCGTCTTGATCTTGGGTGGTGTCAATGCCAAGTCAGAAGAAGGTCGCCGTGAAGGCTATCGTGGCCGTGCAAAGCGTGAGTTCTACGCTGAGCTTTATAGCAAATACAACGTTGTCGACCACTTCACTGCGGCCGGCAACATGTACACCAAGCAGGGTGCTTCGTATCCTGTGGACATTATCGTGATTGATGGCGTGGGCCAATCTGCTCGGGCTTTGCCTGCGGCTGACCTGCCACAAGTCATCACATCGTACGAACAGCTGAAGGAGAAATTAAATGATCGCATGGTATCCGGACAAGATGTCGGCGCCGCCCGAGCTGACCGCGGTGAAGCTGCAGCCGGGGCAGGTGAGCCAAGCCCAGTGGGTGGACGCGCTGAGCGACAGGGTGTCGAGCCTGGCACTGAAGGAAGAGGACCCGTTGAAGGCGGCGAACGAGGCGTGCAAGCAGCTGAACCTGCCGCCGGTGGACAACGCGAACCAACTGGGGGACGCGCTGGTGAAGAACAACCTAGAGCTGCTAACGTACCTGAACGTAAGCCAGCTGGAGAACCAGTTCCCAGCACAGGTGAAGCCAAACGAGGACGCGAAGCAGGCGCTGAAGGACGTAAACCTGTCGAACTGGGTGGAGTTAGCGTTGTCTCAGGTGAACGAGTCGGATCTGGCCTAACCAACCGAGCCGGTCAAGAAACCGAAACCGCCAACCAAGTTACCTACATGCCGCACTCGCAAGCCAACTCAGTTGGTACGCTGGTGCCAAAAGCCATGGCCGACGCCATTGAGACGTCGCTGGCCAGAGTTGAAGCGCAAGTCGGCAACGTAGATGACTACGTAGCTGAGTCGCTGGAGATGGACCCTGAAACCGTGCGCGAGCTGTTCTCTGCTGAGCAGGTGGACGCCCTGACGTTGGCCATCCAAAACGCCGAAGAAGGCAAAGGCTTCATCATTGGTGACCAGACCGGCGTGGGTAAAGGCCGCGTTGTTGCTGCCATGATTCGATACGCCCTGGTCCATGGCAAGGTGCCAATCTTCGTGACGGAAAAGCCCAACTTGTACTCGGACATGATCCGTGACTTGGACGACATTGGAATGACTGACGAGCTCGGTCTGGACACGGCCAAGCCAAAGATCTTGATCACCAACAGTGACATCAAAATTCCATATACGTTATTGCGTAGCAAGAACGGAGAGATCACAGAAAACAATTTAACTTTAGCCGCACCAGCCAGCAAAGCTAAGTTGGACGTCATGTTGCGTGACATGCAAAAAGGTGACAGCCTTGGTCAGTACAAGGTGATCTTCACCACATACAGCCAAATGCAAAACGTCGGTGGCAAAGGCACTGAACGTCAAAAGTTCATCAAGCACTTTGGTGCTGGCAACTACATGATCTTTGACGAGAGCCACAACGCCGGCGGTGCTGGCGCTGAGCCAAGCAAAGAAGGTGAAGCCAAAGTTCAAGGCCGCGCAGGATTTGTGCGTGACTTGGTGCAAAACGCATACGGCACGTTCTTCTCGTCTGCCACTTACGCCAAGCGCCCTGACGTGATGGACTTGTATTCCAGCACAGACATGAAGCTGGCCGTGGACAAAATGGCTGACCTGTCGGACGCAATCAAGAGCGGCGGCATCCCAATGCAGCAGACCGTGGCCAACATGCTAACGCAGGTGGGTCAATACATTCGCCGCGAGCGCACATTTGCTGGCGTGTCATACGACACCCAAGAAACCAAGGTAAACAAAGAAACCGCCGAAAACATGGCGACATCGATGCGCGACATCTTGGCGTTTTCTCGCGCCAAAGAAGCCGTGGTCAAAGGACTGCAAAAAGAGCTGGACAAACAAGGAGCTCGCGCTGGTTTTGAAGGTGAAAAGACCAGCATTCAAAGCGCAAACTTTGGCTCAACCATGCACAACTTGATTGATCAGATGCTGTTGTCTCTCAAGGCTCAGGACTCGGTGCGTCACGCAGTCGAGCGCTTGAAAGCTGGCGAAAAGGTTGTCATGACCGTGGCAAACACCATGGGCTCCTTCTTGCAAAGCTACGCAGAAGATATGAATCTGGTGGCCGGTGATGAAGTGAGTATGTCCTTCAGCGATTTGTACAAGCGTTACTTGGAAAAGCAACGCATGGTTACAGTCAAGAAGCCAGGCGGACGCAAAGAAGAGTACCGCTTGACTGACGAAGACTTGGGCCCAGCCTTGGTCGCTCAGTACAACAAGATTAGCAACTTCATTGACAACGCTGGCTTTGGCTCTGCGCCTATTTCCCCCATCGATTACTTGCATGCCGAGCTGCGCAAAGCAGGCTACAAAACCGAGGAAATCACAGGCCGTACAGTCACACTCAACTACGAGAGTGGCAAGCCTGTATTGACCTCGCGCTCTGCCAACATCAAGCAGCGTGTAAATGCTGTGAAAGCATTTAACAGCGGTGAGGCTGACGTCATCATCTTGAACCAAGCTGGCTCGACCGGCTTGTCGTTGCACGCATCCAACAAGGTCAAAGATCAGCGCAAGCGTCACATGATCATTGTGCAGCCAGAGAAAAACATCGACACCCACATGCAGATGCTGGGCCGTGTGCACCGTACTGGCCAAGTGATTCCGCCTGCTTACTCGCAGATGATGGCTGACATCCCTGCGGAAATGCGTCCTGCTGCGGTGCTGCTTAAAAAGATGGCATCGCTCAACGCCAACACGACAGCTTCGCGCAAATCGGCTGTGTCTGCGGAAGGGGCTGTGGATTTCATGAACGACTACGGCGGCCAGGTGGCGCAAGAATATTTGCGTGACAACCCAGACGTCTATGAGGCGTTGGGCGGCAACAAGATTGTTCAGATCAAGGAAGACCCAACAGAAGCTGAAGAAGCCGACATCCGTCGCCTGACTGGCTACATTCCAATCCTGCCAATCAAGCAGCAAGAGGAAATCTACAAGGACATCGTTGATCGCTACAACGACTTGATCGAGCGCGAAGACAGCATGGGCTCCAACAAGCTAGAAGCCAAGCCCATGGACCTCGATGCCGAAACTCTGTCGTCAAAGCAAATCACCGAGTCCAAGGGTGAGCAGTCGGCATTTGCTCAGCCAGCCATGATGGAGCGCGTGGATGTCAAGCGCACCGTCAAGCCATACTCGCGCGATGAAGTGCAAGAAATGGTGGCCGAGAACCGCCGTAAGAATGACGCAAGCGACAAGTTCAAGTTCTCCACCATCGATGAGCAAGCCAAGGCGTATTCCGAAAAGCAAGCTGGCGAGCTCATGGCAAAAGAGGCCGATCCTGTACGTGTTGCTAATTTGCAACAGCAGGTCCAGACTCAGACCAGCCATGTCAAGACCGTGTTGCTCAACTATCAGATTGGCACACAGATCTCGATCAAGAACAACAACGGTGTGTTTGTGTATGGCGTTGTGACTGACATCGAGCACAAGGGCAAGACAAAGAACCCAGTGGCAGGTTCGGATTGGAAGATGACGATTGCATTGGCCAACGGCGATGCCAAGTCCATCAATCTGACTTTCTCGCAGATTGGTAGCACCTACCAGCTCAAGGCCGAAAACGAGATCAACTGGCTCAATCCTGAAACGCTGAAGGGCGAGTACATCCCATTGATCGACTTGTTCGACAAGGGCGCTACTGTGCGCCGTGAGAAGCGCTGGATGGTGACGGGCAACATCTTGGCTGGATTTGCTGCTGTCAACAACATGGGTCAGATCATGACCTACACAAAGGCAGACGGCACCACGGCCCAGGGCATCCTGATGCCACGCACGTTTGACTTTGAGAAGCAGCAGAAGAACGCACCCGTCAAGCTCAACAGCGTGGCCAAGGTGACGGCCTTCTTTAACGACTTTGGCGCTGGCGCCGAGGTGGCCACACAAGGTGGTGCGCTCAAGATTCAAAGCCGTGGCCGTGGCAGCTATCGTTTCCTAACCTCAAGCTCGAAGCGAGAGGGCGGCACGTTCTTCTTGGATAACGAGCTGCGTCGTATTGTTGGCGAGTTCTATAAGTCTGGTCAGACCATGAGCACCATGGTCTATGACCAAAACGCCATGGAGCGTGCAGTTCAATACTTGATCGCAGACCGTGGTGAGACATTGGTGGCAAACAACCACAAGGAAGAGGCGCGCAAAGCGTTCCAGGCTCCTTTGGAAAACGTGGTCATCAACCAAGAGCAGAAGGTTCTGAACCCTGAAGTCATGTCGATCACGGATCGTGACGAGTTGATCTCTCGCTTGCAGTCCGCACGTCAGCGCCGCGCTGCGGTGGTTACCAAGTACATGAAGGGCGAAGCTGGCTTGAACGAGCAGGCTCAGCTGACGGAGCTCACCGAGATTGCTCAGAGCTTGAAGGATGCCATCAAGGCCACCAAGCCAGAGCGTCGTGAGCCAAAGAACTTCTTCCGCGATGCAACAGATCGCTGGGAAGAGGGCAAGCTAAGCGATGCCGTGTATGACGTTATCTCTGACGTCTACAAGAAGTATCCGTTCGTCCTGCGTGACCTGAAGCTGTCTGTGCGCCAAGCGCCAGAAGGCCGCAGCTCAACCGGCCGCTACGGTCCAGCCGAGCGCATTGTCTATTTGTACAAGGGCACAACTGGCGTCGACAACCCCGTGACCATTCGTCACGAGTTGGTGCACAGTCTCGAGCAAATGATGCCCGAGGAAGCCATTGGTGACTTGATCGACGAGTGGAGCAAAAAGCTCAAGCAAGCCATTCAGAAGGACAAGACGCCCGGCGCTAAGCGTTTCTTCGAGGCGGTCATCAACTTCTTCGACAGCCCCAGCAACTTCACGTACCAAGAAGCGTTGGATGCGTTGCCATCGTATGAGTACTACCAGTACATCAACCCATCAGAGTACTGGGCTGTCAACGCTGAGCCACTCATGGCGCGCAAGCTCGGCTCTGGCTGGGATAAGTTTGTCCTGGCTGCAAAGCGTTTGTTCGAAAGCCTGAAGAACGTCTTTGGCTTTGACAACAAATACGCTGTGCACAAGGCGTTCAACGAAGTCATGTCCGGCCAGCACAAGCGCATGGGCAATGCGGCACTGGTGAACTACGTGACCGACCAGAAGATTGCTCTGGAGAACCAGAACACACGTCGCAACTACAAGGGCCAACCTGCGCCATTGGCAACGTGGACCGCTGAGCCAACGACGCTTGCGACCGACTGGCAGTATCGTTTGCAAGACAAGAACATCGATACGAAGAACGTGGTCAAGGCCATCGAGAAAGAGATCGGGCAGCTCAAGGACTTGCACGATCCTTACTTGATGGAGACCCTGTACCACGGCCGCGTCAAAGAGCAGACGACCAACGTTTGGGAAAACCAGATTGATCCATTGCTGGACAAGATGATTGAGCTCAAGGTTGGCCGTGAAGATTTGGAAGAGTATCTGCACAACCGTGTGGCCGAGTCACGCAACGAAACCATTGCAGCTCGTAACCCACAAATGCCTGACGGCGGCTCTGGCATCTTTACCGATGAGGCCCGCGCTTATCTTGCTGAGCTGGACAACCATCCAGAGCAGAAGAAGAAGCTCGAGACCTTGGCCAAAATGGTGGACGACATCGTCTATGGCACGCAAGAGCATTTGGTTGCTACCGGCCAAGAGTCGCGTGAGACCATCGAGCGCTGGCGTGCGGAGAACCCCAACTACGTACCACTGAACCGCGATCCAGACGAGCTTGACTTCGTCAACCCTGGCTCCGGTTTGGGTCGTGGCTACGGCACTAGCGGCTCTTTCACACGCGCTGCTACTGGCTCATTGGCCACAGTCGACAGCATCTTGGGCAGCATTGCCTTGCAGGCTGAACGCGCCATCATCCGTGGCGAGAAGGCTCGTGTGGGCCGTGCGCTGTACGGTTTGGCAATCACTGCTCCGAACCCAGAGTTCTGGATGGCCATCAACCCTGACGCCATCAAGAGCAAGAAGAAGTTGTTGGCTGAGTTGGCCAGCTTGGGTGTCTCTCGTGATGACGCAGAGAACATCAT